GACTCGATCAATGACCTTCTAATTAAATCTGTTAAACCCATTAAATGTAATCTTTAAAAAATTCGTTTATGTATTTATCTACCTTGCGGCTATCAGGATAGTCTGATACTCGTACACTCAAACAATCTCTGTCTTCAGCCATTATACTTATAAAACTCCCATGATATTCCAAAGTTCCTGAATTACCATATCCTTTATTATTAAGTAGATAGTCGTTTATATCTGATTCAAAGTTTCTTATCGGGACTTTAAAGTATTGTATTTCAGTATTTTTCTTATATGGATGGGGTTTAGATACCCATTCACCAGTACCTTCAAAATAAGTGCTCAATTCATACCATACGTCATTGTAAACTTCTTCTTCATATGCGGTATTATATGCGGAAGAATGAATTGAATATAAATTACCTCTCAACTCACTCAATTGATCTCCAAGTAATTCTTTCATAGAACTTTCATCTTCAATGATTCTCATTATATTTTCTGAATTAACTTCAACATATTCTGGATGACCTTGTTCTGATGCGATTAATTCTAATACTGTCGTTTCAGGAAATATTTTTACACCTCCTAATTCTGTAACAATATATTCGGATAATCTTTTATCATTATCAGGTGTTAATTCTTCAATTACATCTCTATAAACATTATCGGTAGTGTCCCAATATGGTTCGAATGAGTCTCCATCACCTGTTAAAATACTTTCAATAGTGTCTCTTGATAAATCATTCCTATTACCATTACAAAATAATTTGGATAGATCACCTCTTCTAATGCGTCTTCTAAGTTCATAACATATAAATACAAAAAAAGGGAAGATTTTTCATCTTCCCTTAAATTGAGTTGTTCTCATTTAAACCTTATTTTGTTTTCCCTTGGTTATAATACTTCTCAATTGTTTTTTTGATGGCTGATTTAACGTCTTCGTTAACCTTTCTTGAATTTTCAAGTTTTAATTGTTGAAGTTCTTGAGTAGACTGAACAGGTTGAGCAGTACCATTTGTCTTATTTTTACATCCACATCCCATGATAGTTTGATTTTAATTTGTTTATGATAATAAATATGTTTATTGATGAAATATAATCTTCATTTAATATTTATCAAATAAAGATTTTGATGTTTAATAAAAAAATTTTAATAGAGTCGAGAATTACTGACTTTGAAAAGACCTTTGATCGTAAGTTTAGTCAGGATCAGAAAGAAAAGATTCTTGATGAGATACCTTCAAAGTTTTATCAGTGGGCTGGTAAGAATTTAGATCAAATATCTTTTGACGGTAATTTTGAGTTAATAAAGAATTTACTCTCTTATTTCAATAGATTTGGTAGTAACCTTAAGAAAACAGATATTAATCAATACACTGGTGTTGAAGAGTTAAAAAGAGTTTTGGATGAATATTCTGAGAGACAAAGAAGAAATTACAAAAAACAAAACGGAGCCAACATTGTTTATGATTCACCTAAGTATTTGGTTATAAACCCATTGAGTCATGAGTCTTCTTGTTATTATGGGTCAGGTACTAAATGGTGTACTGCAGGTAGAGACGCTGCAGACACGTTCAATAGATATAATTCAGACGGAAAACTTTTTTACATTATTGATAAGACTCTCCCAAGTTCTGATCCAATGTATAAGATCGGTTTATCCAAAAAATTCGAAGGAAAGGAAGACTTTTATGATGCTTTAGACAATTCAATCAAACAATCATCAATCATTCAAACGGAAGAGATTAAAAAAATCTTACAAAAAATTAATGAGTATATGGGAGTTGAGTATGCTACTCAATTAAAAGTATATTCTGATAAGAAAGAATTGGAAAAGGAAAAAGAAAGATTACGTAATCTTGAAGCTCGAAGAATTAGAAACGCTAAGTTTGCAGAGGCTGATGAAAGAAGAGTTGAGGGAGAATGGGACTTAACAGATAATATTGATGATATTGGATTAAAGGCTTGGGCTCTATTTGAATATTTGGAGGGACAAGGTGCAGATGTAAAAACAAAAGAAGATTTTGATAGAGTAAGAGAAATTGAGTCGGAGATTGAAACACTAACCCAACAATATGATCAAGATCCCGACGTAAGGACTGATTTACTTGATGAGATTGATACTCTAAAAGATGAATTGGAAGAGATTAATAATAAGATGGATGTTTATATGTTATTACCTGAAAGTTATGATCATTATGATATGACTAGATTTGAGGTTATTGGTGATGACTTTTATGGTCAAACATTTGCCGTTGGAGATTCTGATGAGGTTGAATCGTCTGCCGTAGAGTATGTTGAAGGATTAATAGATGATATCGGATATGAGGGATTTAATTCTAATTTTTGGAAATCTCACTTAGATGAAGAAGCCATTGTATCTCATGCTGAAGATGTTTTTAATGAAGACTTATACAATAACCCTGAGAGTTACTTGGATGACGAAGACAGAATGTTAGATAATTTTCAATTAGATAAAATTAAACATTTGAAAAGTAAAATTACTAGTTTGATTGAAAATCAAAATCAATTAAGAGAAATACAAGATGAATTAGAAGACCCATCAGACGAAAAGTACGATGAGATAGAAGAGAAAATTGAAAGTATTGAGGAATTGATGGATGAGTTAAAAGATGAAATTACGGATATTGAAGATGACCCTCAAGGAGATTTTCCTCAAGATGTTATAGATGAAAAAATTCAAGATTTAATCAGAGACGTTAGAAGGGATTTAGAGGGATATCTTGAAAATTACGGACTCAATGCCGAGAATTTTATCGATAAAGATTCATTTGTTAAAGATGTTATAGATACCGATGGTTATGGTATGTTAAGTTCTTATGATGGTAATTACGATACTATAAGAGTAAAAGGTAATGAGTATTACGTAATGAGAATTGATTAATATAGATCAACAATTATATTTTTCTGAATGGCGACAAAAACTAAAAATAAGGAGTTTCAGTTAGATCCTGAATGGATTTATCAAGATCCAATCGATTTCGAACACAAGAAGTATAAGTTATTGGCTTATCTTCAGAAATGCGATAAGAGATTTGATGAATTAAAGATACCAAAGTTAGATGATGTGGATCAAATTGAAATTGATAAGACAGTTAAGTATTCAGGACAAAAAATATTTGAAGCATTTAATATTGCAAAATCAATTTGGACGATTGCTCATGACGCAATCTCTGTTCATATAAGAAAGAACAAAGACAGACTTGAGGATGGATTGGGATTTATCTATCTCAGAAGAAAAACGGATGAGAAGTTATTAGTGTGGGAATATGAAATAAAGAAAGATATTGATGATGATATTAGTAATAAGGCTTATTTAAATTTAATTTTTTCTGGTGACAGTGACGAAAAAACGTTCTCAGACATTATCGAAGAGCACTCCACTTGGAACAAAACAGACTATTTTAAAGAGGTTCCAGTTTTTGAGGTTAAGTCCAGCCAAGACTTCCCGTTTGAAGAAACTTTTATCCCACTCATGAAAAGACAACTAATGTCTTATGTATTTCAAGTAGTCAATTACAAAAAGATGAGAAATTTGGAAGACTAATTCCAATTTATTATATTTGCCGTATGGGATTTAATCGAAGAACTTTAAATAAAGAAAGATGTTTTGATGCCTTATCGGATAAAGGTCTTTTATGGCTTTATGGAAAAAGTGATATGTTAATTTTCGAGGACCAAGAGAGTGGCGACATATATGAACTTTTTAGAGCGGGAAAGACAGACGATGAAATTGCAATGAAATATGGTATCAAAAGAATTATTACCGACAATAACGGATAACACAGGATCAGTGGTGCTGATGGGAGGATTAGGTAATCTAATGTTCCAAATGGCGGCATTATTATCTGATGCTAAAGATAATTTAAACTTTGACCCTGTATTGGGTTATTGGTTAACCCATCAATCAGAATACTCAGGTAGATCAAAAGTAATGGATTGTAACACGAGAAATCATCATTTTGATCCGTGGGGTGGACATACACTTAAAGATAGAGGAATAACATTAGGAGATATCTTTCCAAGATTACCTTGGTTTTACGGAAGACCACCGGCATTTCAGTGGGACATCAATCAACGACTTACTTGGGATTTTGATACAGGACAAGGGGGAGAATATATTCCAATAAGGGATATTGCTTCACCACCATTTTTAATACAAGGATACTTTTTCAATCATTTATATTGGCATCACAATAGATCATATCTTTTAGATATGTTTACACCAAATAATGAATTATTGAATTATCTACAACTTAATTATTCTAATCTTTATAAGGATCAAACTATATCTTTACACCTTAGATTAGGTAATGATAATGATTTCATTCAACCCGTTGTACCTCCGATCGAATGGTATAAAAGTGTGTTAAATAAAATTAGATACGGTCATCACATTTTAGTTTTTACAGATAATCAAGATAAAGGAAAAGAACTTTTAGATATATTGGATATCCCAAAATCAGATGTTACCTTTATTGATGAAGATCCACATACCTCAATGTTTATGATGGCAAGATGTGACAAACATATTTTATCAAATTCAACATTATCTTTTTGGGGTGCGTACCTTGATAATAAGCAAGAAAATAACGATACTTACTTACACGAATCATTTTTCGAGTATCATCCGAGAACAATGATTCCTTATAATAATTGGCAAATCAACTAAAAAAAAACATGGAGGTAAACTATGAAGTGTATTAAATCAATCAAACCAACAAAGAACACCGAAGTCGGACAAATTGTAAGAATTGACGACATCGACGCAGAATCAAAAGTTAAAACAGGGTATTGGGCTTACGTGGCTAAATCTGAATGGAAGTCATCAAGAGGTAAGAAAGCTGTTGAAAAAACAACTGAAGAAGTAACCGATCAGCCGACCGATCAAGTAGACAAGAAACCGTACAAGAAAGGTTCTAAACCTGAAAAGAAATCTAAGTAATGAAAAAGTTATTGAAAAAATTAGACTGGATTTGGGATTATTATTTTGTATACTTCTTATACAATGGTAATAGGACACAAGATTACATTGATTACATGGAAAAAAAATGGGGAAAAAATGAGTAAAGAAATGGTAAACGGACCTGCTCACTATGGTGGAGCGGATAATCCATACGAGGTAATAAAAGTTTGCGAGGCGTGGGGATTGGATTTTGATGCTTATCTTTTCAACGTAGTAAAGTATGTTGCAAGAGCGGGTAAGAAAGATGATACCAAAGAACTTGAAGACTTAAAAAAGGCTGCCTTTTACTTGGATCGTAAAATTAAAAATTTAGAAAAATGATATATTGGTTAACAGGACAACCTGGATCTGGTAAAACAACATTGGCAAATTGGATGATATCAGCACTACAAGGAGATGCAATATTAGTTGACGGTGATGATATTAGAGAAATCTTTGAGAATAAAGATTATAGTGAGGTTGGTCGAAGAAAGAATATAGAACTAGCTCAGAACATTGCACATTTTCTTCATAATAAAGGTAAGAATGTTTTAGTTTCATTAGTATCACCTTATAGAGATCAAAGAGAATCTTTTAAAGAAAAATTAGGAGAGGGTATAATTGAACTTTATATTCATACCACAGATATTAGAGGTAGAGAAAATTATCATGTTCAAAACTATGAACCACCTTTAGAAAATTTTATAGACATTGACACAACAAATAAACCTGAATTCGAAAGTCTTCAGGAAATCAGAGAAAAATTAATATTCTAATGGAAAAAATTCACGTAGAAGGAGACCCGAAACTAAAGAATAGTGAAGGAAAACAATACTCAATGTTTATTGGGAGATGGCAACCTTGGCATGATGGTCACAGATGGTTGATAGACCAAAGATTAAATCAAGGCAAAAATGTTTTGATTTGTATTAGAGACATATCTCCTGATGAAAAAAATCCATTCACGGCTCAACAAGTTTATGAAAATATTCTTTTTAATTTATCGGATTTAATAATTGAGGAAAGAATCAAGGTCCAAGTTATTCCTGATATAGAATCAGTAAACTTTGGTAGAGGGGTTGGTTATGATATTATTGAACATATACCACCAACAGAAGTAAGTGAGATATCGGCAACTAAGATTAGAGAACAAATGAAACAAGAAGGAAAACTATAATGGAAAAATATATCAACAAAATAATCAACGGAGATTGTATCAAAGTTATGTCTGAAATGCCAGAAAAGTCAGTAGACCTAATTGTTACCTCACCACCATACGGTGTTGGGATTGATTACGATACTTTCGAAGATGATATTGATTTTGATCAATATAAAGTTTTCTCTAACAATTGGTTGAGAGAAGCCTATCGTATTCTGAAAGATGATGGACGTATAGCCCTTAACATTCCTTATGAGATTAACAGACAATCTAAAGGTGGTAGAGTATTCATGGTCTCTGAGATTTGGAATATAATGAAGAGTATTGGATTTAACTTCTATGGTATAGTAGATCTTGAAGAACAATCTCCACATAGAAGTAAGACTACTGCATGGGGTTCATGGATGTCACCATCAGCACCATATATCTATAATCCGAAAGAGTGTGTTCTACTTGCTTATAAGAAACATCACATCAAAATTGTTAAAGGAGAACCTGAGTGGGTACCAACTATGGTTGAGACTGAAGAAGGTAAAGAAAAGAAAGCTTATACTGAGGAACAAAAAAGAGAATTTATTGATTTGGTTTATGGTCAGTGGGGTTATTTTGCAGACACAAAGTCTATGACTAAAGCTACCTTCTCAATGGATATCCCAACTAAAGCAATTAAAATTCTTTCATATAGAAATGATATTGTTCTTGATCCATTTGCTGGATCTGCAACAACTTGTGTGGCTGCTGAAATCTTAGATAGACGATGGATTGGTATTGAACTGTCAGAAAACTACACCGAGATAGGAAGAAAAAGAGTACAGGGATTTGTTGATAAGAAGAAACAAACAAAATTAAATTTTGAAGAAGGGTCGTAAGACCCTTTTTTTCTGCTCCATGGATATTTATAAATAAAAAATTACATGCCGAGTATAGTACTTACACAAGAACAACTTGATATGATCAACTCTGATTTAAAAAGAGAAAAGGTTATTCAAGAGATACATGAGAAGTGGCAAACCATTAATAAAACTCAAAAACTATTTGTTTTAGAGTATCTTAAGGTTCTTCACCCAAATAAAGAAAAACAGTTGAACGAGGTTATTAAGAAAGTTAAAAGTAATCAACTTAATGAGGCTTGGTATAATACTGTTTTAGATGTAGTTGGTTGGTTAGACCCAACAGGTATTGCGGATACATTGAATGGGGTTATTTACTTAACTCAGGGTGAATATCTTTTTGGATTTTTATCTTTTGTTGGCGCTATTCCATATGCTGGTGATGTTGTTGCTAAACCTGTAATGTATGCTTTGAAGGCGGGTAAACCTTCAGCAAAGGCGCTGAACCAAGTAATGAAATTATCTAAGGCTGGAAAATCTGTCGAAGCGGGTACGGAATTGGCTAAATTATCCGCTTCAGGAGGATTAATTGGATGGTTTACAACACAAATGGGTAAATTGGCACCGAAATTAGAACAACTTATTAATGCGATGCCAGGAGGAGTTCTTAAAGGGTTTAAAAATACTTTATTAGAATGGATACAATTGTTTAAAGGTGCGTCAAAAGGAAAAGTAATTAGAACTCAGGCGGCTGACTTAGCGACTAAAATTAAAGGAATTCCAGCAGGTTCTGGAGGTTTAATAAGATTAAGTAAGAAAGACCAAATTGCACAGTTAGAAAATTTAATAAAATTATCAAAGGAAACTCCTGGACTATTTTCAGGTTATAGAACGGGAAATAAGATACTTTCATGGAAAACATTTTGGGGTGGAATGCCACAACTAATGGGTCGAAATAGATCTGTAAGAGCTCTCATGAGGAAGACTAAATGGTATTTAGGACTTTTAGACTTTTTGGGAATAGCAAATTTTGTTGGACCTGATGAATTACAGGAGCAATTAGGTGATGCTAAATTTGAACAAAGTATTGAGGCTTATAATGATACGGATCAATCGAGACAATATGCTCAAGAAGACTTTGGTTCTGAAGCAGCAGCTCAAGATTTCTTAAACAGACAAGCTGGTGCATCAACACAAGCACCGTCACAAGCACCATCACAAACAACAGATCAACCGCGAGAAAAACCAACATTAGATCCATTATCATGGTTGTTGAGTTCAACATTAAAAGGAGCATTATAAAATGAAAGAAGAAATAATTTTAAAATTAGTACAAATACAGAATCAATTTAGATTCTTACATTGGCAAACATTTGGGGATGCTAAACATAGAGCATATGGTGAGTTATATGATTCAATTGGTGATCATATAGATACATTTACTGAAGCTATGATGGGGAAATACGGAAGACCAAGTTTCGAATCTGAATTTGTTATTGCTTTCCAAGACATCAAATCAATTAATATACAAAATTTTATTGATGGGATCGTTGAATTTTTAGTTGGTATGACAGAAATTTTAGATACAAAATACGATACTGATCTATTGAATATCAGAGATGAGATTTTAGCATCAATCAACAAATTAAAATATTTACTAACATTAAAAAGTTAAACATGACAAAAAAAATTATAAAACTTACTGAGTCTGATTTACAAAAAATTGTAAAGAGAGTTATTCAAGAACAATCAATGGGTACAATTTCAATTGTTAATCCAGGTCAAAATGCGGAGGCAGAAATCGTCGATAGAGGAGGTAAAAAGCTTTTAAAGGTTAGAACCGAATCTGGTAGAGAACAATCTGTATTTGTAAAAACAATGTTACCAATTGGGAAGTTTATGTTCGAAATGGGAAATGACGGAAAAAAAATGTTCGGTTTCGACCCGAAAACTAAAAAGAAAATTGAAATTTTTATTACCAAGTAATGAGTAAATTAATTACTGAATCAGGTATAAGAGACATTTCAGCTTTAAGGAAAAGATATCCTAAGGCTGAAATTTATTTTCACCAAGACTTAGATGGTGTTACTACTGCAATTGCGATGAAGAAATACCTTGAAGATAATGGTATTAAAGTAGTTGGTTCTCACATTATACAATACGGTGATAAAGAATTTGCGGTTAAAAAGAACGATGCTCAGGGTGACGTAATGCCAGTTTTGGTTGATTTCGCACATGGTAAACCAATGTTCAAGATTCACACAGATCATCATGATAAACAAGTTGGAGCCGAAAAGGGTGCATCAACTTCGTTTAGACAAGCCAGATCAAATGTTGAAACTCTGTCTCAGATAGTTTCCCCAAAAGATTTGTTTCCTTCTTCAGATATATTATTAATTAATACTGTTGACTCAGCAGACTTTGCAAGACAGGATATCACTCCTGAAGATGTTGTTAATTATCTTTTCAGATTTGATAAAGATAAGTCATTACAAAAAAATAAAATGTTATTAGGATTTGTTGTTAACAAACTATTATTAGCATTTAAAAACAAACCTGGATTTTTAGAAAGGTTAGTTATGGATAGTGAACCATCTTTAATGTCAATTTTGACGAATATTAAAGAGTGGATGAAAAATACTAATTCTGCCACACCCGAACAACTTCAAAAGAATGCGGAGGGATATAAAGAACAGATGAAGACCTATTCAGGAGTCGATTACAAGGACGGAATTATATTTCAATATGGTGGAGGTAATATGATGAAGCCAGGTTCTTATGACCGTTATACTCCCTTTAGAACACATCCTGACGCTGACTTCATGATTATGGCGTGGCCTTTAGGGTTATTACAAGTTTCTTGTAATCCATTTAAAAAAGAAAGGGGATTAAAGGGTGTTAATTTAGGTGAGATTGCTCAAGAAGTTCTTGGTAAATGGGAAGGGAAACTCAAAGAAAAAAATATACCACTATCAACTATCAAATGGATTAGCGAAACAAGTGTTGGACCTGAGAGTGTTGGATTTACATTTAAAGATTTCGATGCTTTATATGGTGAAAGATTTATGTTTATGGACGGAGGAGAAGATGCTTTAGAGAGTATAAAAGAAATGATGGAAAGACCATTTACAGACTTATCGGAAGAAGAAAGATCTAAGTTAGACAAGATAGGTGTTAATGCTTGGGATTTAATCCAATCAATGTCAGGAGGTCACAAGTGTATTACAAATATATCAGGATTAAACTATTTTGGTAGAAGTAAAAGACCTTCAACTGGACCATATAGATATGATCCTGAAAGAGAAGATGCACCTTATCTTAAGTTTTTAAAAATGTTAGCTCAAGAGTTTAGAAGTAAATTACAGGAAAAAATCAAAGGATCTTCAACAGATACTGAGGAATAGTTACATAATATATTTTACAGAATCTCCAGCTTCGATACCTAAATTTTCACAGGTACCACCTTCCAATTCCAATACAATATTGCCGTTACCACAATAAGAAGGACACTCTTCAGAATGACAAGGAGGACAGTTGTGATGTATATTTACAATCACATTATTTTTTATCATCATGATATCAAGTGGAATTATACAGTTCTTCATCCAAAAACATTGTTCATCTCCACCCATCATAAAAAGCATACCATTAAAGGTATTATCAAATCTTTTTCCCATCATACCAATTTTATGGTCTTTTGGTGTTGTTAATGTTTTGACATTAAAAGAATTATCACCTATCTTTATCTTCATATTTATAAATACTATGGATAAAAAAAGATACACGGGTGTAATGGTTAAATGTGGTGATAAACTACTTTTATGTAAAAGAAATAATTTAGGATCGTTCCCTGGCATGTGGTCGATTCCTGGTGGCAAACTTGAGGAAGGAGAAACAACTCAAGAAGGAGCTAAGAGAGAATTCTTTGAAGAGACCGCAGTAGACATTGACGATAAAGAATTAACTTTTATTGGATTAATTCCAAGACACACTAGAGACGGTAATAAAGTTAAAGGGATTATGTATGTGTATTTATTAAAAGTTGATAAAGAAATTGAGCCTGACTTTGAGAATGCTATCGATGGTGAAGAACATACTGAATGGGGTTATTTTACAATTGATAACATACACCCTGAAACTACAGGAGAATATATGCATAAACTAGCCGAAATTATTTTGCAATGATAGTATTAATTAGTATTTTTGTCGTAGGATTTGTTGCCATTTACGGATGGTTTGACATGATGAAACAAATTAAAAAAATAGTAGATAAAGTAGGAATGTAAAAAAAATATGTCTGAAGGGGTTGACAGAACCAATTTTTTTAGTATATTTGTAGTCCTTTGGTATTTGAGGATATATTTATTTCTTACCGAATTTAAAGTTCTTTAAAAAATAGGGTAACTACCCGCTGGGTTCAACCAGCGCATGACGTGGATAGGTGACAATAAGATGTGGGTAGTTTTTTTAAAATATTAAATCGCGAGGTAGAGCAGAGGTAGCTCGGAAGGCTCATAACCTTTAGGTCGGTGGTTCGATTCCATCCTTCGCAACAAAAAAGATTTGACGAATTGAAAAGTTCTTCCTATCTTTGACAAACAATCGGGTAAAACCGAGAGTTCTTTAACATCGAGATGAAGTTAACCTGTCCCATTAGGAGTGGGGGGTGATTGAGGGTGAATAACACATCTTCAATGAAGAATAACCAATTCAGTTATCTTGTTAAAAAAACTTACAAAAAAAGTTTGATTGTTTCCCAAAACATTCTTACCTTTGTAAGACAAATGAAGAGAAGGGGTAGTAAAGGTTCCGAGTTTACTTGGTCGTAAAGTTTCCCCTTTTCTTCATTCTTTAAAAAGTTCTTTGACTAAAAATATTGGGCGGTCTATAGTCCATAAAATAAACCATGAAAGTGGTATAAAGTGATTCGTTCTTGATTGGAACGGTTGCGGCTTCGGAAACGGAGCTCGA